TTAAGCATGTTGCGGAACGGCTTGGAATTACTTCAAAGCAGGCACTAATGGTATATGTCTTAAAACATGTCGATGCAATATGCAACGATGCAAAAACAGGTAAAACACACAGCGATGAAACCACATATCAAAGGTGCTTAGACGTAGTTAATTATATGGTTTTATATGCTGCATTGGATAAGGAAAGTACACATGCAAATAATACTAAACCAAATGGAATTAAGACTAGCGAAAGCATTAGCGAAAGCAAAAATGGATCAGAACCAAGCAAATGGAATGATTTCCAGCGGACCACGTAGTATAGAAATAGATTTACGCGGTGTTAGCGGTGAATTAGCCGTTTGTAAGCAATATAATACGTATCCAGACATGGTGATAGGTCCACATTATAGTGGTTATGACCTTATATATAATAATATAAGAATCGATGTAAAAACCACAAAATTTAAAAGTGGTTACCTACAAGCCAAATTAAAAAAGAAACATACAGATTGTGACGTATTTATATTGGTACGTGATGATTCTCCTGCGTTTGTTTTAGAAGGATGGATACCATCCATAGATTTTTTAACACAAAATAATATAATGAATTTAGGTTTTGGTGATAAGTTCACATTGCAGGCAGATCAGTTACGTCCAATGGAAGAGTTAGATCAGTATGCATAGTATGACCAAAGGCAAGATAGGTGAACTGGCGATACGTCAGGATCTTTTATCCAAAGGTTATAATGTATATCTACCAGAAGTAGATGTTACGCAGGTAGATATGATTGTCGAAACAGCAAACTATGCTATCAAACGTGTCCAGATTAAATGTGTTACGAAATTACGCAGAGGTACAGCGGTCGAAGTGGATACCACAAAGTATAAAGATACTAATAGAGTAGATGTAATTGCAGTATACTATGAGCCTAAAAATATAATTGCATATGTACCATACGAGAATACGCATGCAATTAGTTTAGCATTAACAACAGGTAAGAATAATCAAACAAAAGGCAGGAAATGGTTCTATTCATATGAGCAGTTTCCTGATTTCAGCTAAAGAGAGAAGGCAATGAAATTAAATTATATATACCAAGGTAACGTATTGGATAGGATAAAAGATATAGAAGAAAATTCTGTACAATGTGTAGTGACATCTCCGCCGTATTGGGGATTGCGAGATTATGGAACAGATGAGCAGTTAGGATTAGAGGAAACACCTGAAGAATATGTAGAAAACATGGTAAAGGTATTTCGTGAAGTTAAAAGAGTATTAAAAGATGATGGAACATTATGGTTGAATCTTGGAGATAGTTATTCATCTGGTGGTAGAACAACAACAACTAATCAAACACTTCGTGGTAATATTAATTATGGTGTAAAAAGACCTAATTCAAGTAAAGATATTAAACCAAAAGATTTAATTGGTATTCCTTGGCGTGTTGCACTTGCACTTCAACAAGATGGATGGTATTTACGGCAAGATATAATTTGGCATAAACCTAATCCTATGCCAGAGTCAGTGCAGGACAGATGTACCAAAGCACATGAGTATATATTTTTACTAAGCAAATCACCTAAATACTACTATGACTCAGATGCAATAGCTGAAAAAACACTAACAATGGATAATTCTAACAGAGATAGATCTAATGGTAAGTTAAATAACACACCAGGTAGGACAAGGATGTCTGGATTGAAAAACAATAATTATGAAACAAGAAATAAAAGGTCTGTTTGGGATTCTAAATATAATGACATAGAACACGAATCAAAACATAGGCAAGGAATGCACAAGGCAAGAGGTGAACAAATTATACTTACAAGACCTATTTTGCCATCTCAAAATGAATTTCTTACATTTATAAAAGAAAAAACAAATGCAAAAATTCTTGCTAATTCTACTAAAATACCATTTACAACCATATCTCATTGGTTTAGGAAAGATAAAACTGGTTTTTCATTTCCATCCATTGAGCATTGGAATAAAATTAGAGATTTTATAAATGATTGGTCGCAAGAGTTTCAAAGCATCGATGAGAAAATGACAACAGTTGCTTACCATACAGATGAAATTAAAATAAAAGATGGTAGTAAGAATCGTAGATCTGTTTGGAAAATACAAACAAAACCATATAAAGAAGCACACTTTGCAGTGTTTCCAGAGAAATTACCTGAATTATGTATTAAAGCTGGTAGTAAAGAAGGAGATATAGTTCTTGATCCATTTTTTGGTAGTGGCACGACAGGTTGGGTAGCACAGCGTTTGGGTAGGAAGTGGCTAGGTATAGAACTAAATCAAGAATATATTGAGATTGCAAATGAACGATTTACGCAACAGGAGTTATTTATATAATGAGTGAATTAAAAATAAAATATGCAGGTAGTATTGATTATGATGATGATAATGGTGAATGGACTGATGATATTATCTGGGGGAATAATTATGCGGATTTTATCGAGGATATGAAAGAACATATGAAAAAACGCAAGAATAGTAGTGTATTTTTTGCAGCAAAGTATGTCAACGATAAAGAGCGTGATATAACATCGCAGGTTAAGGCGGATTGCAATGGATGATTACTTTATAAGACTTAGCTCCATAGAAAATGAAATTGTTAGTAAAAGCAGAAAGAATTTAGATGCTACACTTGCAGATAAGTGTATTTATTTTTGCACTAGTTGTAGTAAGTGTTGGGAAGTGACGAAAACGAAATGGCAAAAGCGCATTGAATACTATCATAATTTTCCATCATATAAAAAACCAAGAAAGATTTGTAAAAGATGTACACCTGACAAAAATGTGGAACAAAAGGATGAATCCTGAGTTGGCTTTGGTTGACACAGCCGTGTCAGGTGTATTTAATAAATAGGAGTCTAATATGATAATGTTCGATATAGCAGAATGGATTGCGAATGTGTTGGTGTTGGGTTTAGGAGTATTCTTCTGGATGCTTTCACTTGCAGTTGGCTTTTTAATTATCGATGAAATACGAAGAACAGTAAGGAGAGAATATGAGTAGAACAAAACTACATGGTCAAAACTATGTATTAAAAGACGGCAAGCGCGCTGCCAGTGTAACTACAGTAATTAACAATCAACTTGGTTGGAATAAGAATACATTGATAGCGTGGGCGAAAAGAATCACAGCGCAGGGCGATGATGCGGATGCAGTAATGCGTGAGGCAGGACATATAGGTACATTATGTCATTTGATGATTCAAGGTTATTTGGATGGGTTTGATGTTGATACACGAGATTACACACCAAACCAGGAAGAGCAGGCACTAAAAGCATTTATAGGATTTAGGAATTGGTACGATAAAGCTAATTTTAAAGCATTAAAAAATGAATTTGCCTTAGTAAACGAGGAATTACGTGTCGGTGGAACAGTCGATTGTATTGGTAAGATTGATGATGATCTTGTATTAGTGGACTGGAAGACCTCGAAAGGTGGACCATATCCAGAAATGATAGTGCAGTTAGGAGCATACACGATGATGTTTGAAGCTGCGCAGCCAAAAGCAAAGATTGCTTATGGTGTTATTATGAGGTTTGGTAAGGAAGATGGAAAGTTTCATAAGCATGTCATTAGCCGTGAAAAGCTAGATGTTGGTGCGCAGGTATTCAGGCATTGTTGTGCGCTGTATTCTTTGCGTAACAAACTATAATGCTGCCTAGTGACGTATTCTCTAAGATAACCAATAACGGAACACGAGCATACTGCCCAAAGTGCGATGATAAAGCAAGTCGTATCCAAGGCACAGTGCAGATTAATACGGATTATGCGTATTGTCATAAGTGTTTAGGTCATTGGGATTTTGTTGGAGAATCCGATAAAACCGCCAAGATAGAATATAATTTGCAGAATACCACACCAAAAGTCGCCAGTAAAGAAGTAGAAAAGAGTGGCTACGCAGAAGCGCGTGCGCTGTTTATTGCGCATTGGGAATTGGTGGTTCAGGAATTAGATCTTCCCTGGAATAAAAAATGTATTGATATGCCTATCGGAATACGCAGAGATGATAAAAAAAACGCTCAATTAGTATTCCAGATTACAGATAATCATGTAAAATATCATAAAGGAGCGCAGTTCGGTGATGCAAAGTGTAAGGTGTTCGAGACTCCGCATCTCTCCAACGACTACCTGCTCATCTGCGAAGGTGAGAAAGATGTCATCACCGCTTACTGCAATGGCGTACCTGCGCTGACTTTCACGTCTGGTGCAGGTGCGCTGCCTGCTGAAGTAACCTTGCCATCTCAATATAATAAGGTATATATTGTGTACGATAACGATGAAAAAGGCGAGGAAGGTGCGAAAAAACTAGCTAAAAGGCTTTTTGACACTGGTGTTGAATTGTACCTTATGCAGTGGAGTGATAAGGCAGATCGTTACGATATTACAGATTGGTTTCACGATGGACATACGATGGATGAATTGATTGGATCGTGTGTTCGATTTGGGGATAAGCCTGAAGATCTCGGTGGGATGCGTAGGTTTAGTCCTAGTCAATTTGCGCAGACATTTACCAAGATGCCAGAGCCGATCATTGAAAGTATGTTTTTTGAGAAAGACTTGATGGGATTGGCAGGTGGTACGAATGTGGGGAAGTCGGTGATGAGTATGCAGTTATCAGCTTGTCTTGCGATGGGAGTGCCGTTTCTGAACTTTCGTATTCCAAAGCCACGTAAGGTAATGCACGTGCAGTTTGAATTGAAAGATGAAGGATTTCGTGTGCTGTTGGAACGGACCGCAGGTTATGTTTTAGATCAGTATCCAAAAGAAGCTCATTTATTTGAGGAGAATTGCAGTATTTTAAGTAGTGGGCAGATTGATGTATTTACAGACAAGTGGGATCAAATCGATAGTAACCTTACCTTTGAACCACGTGATGTGCTGGTGGTGGACAATCTTTATACCAGTACCAATAAAAATGTAAGTAAAAATGAAGATGTGATGCACTTGCTGCGTAAGATGGTGAATTTAAAGAATAAGCATAATGTGGCGATTGTGGTGGTGAGTCATCATAAGAAGCTCGGTGAGGCGAGTCCTTTGGATGTAAGTCATATGTTAGGTGGTAGTGCATATACAAATCATCTGGATGGGATTGTGCAGTTGGCGAGTAGCAATCGGATGCCTGGATTAAAGGTAATGAAGATTACGAAGGTGCGCAGTCACAACGATCTTCATGGTGTGCCAGTTGGGATTAAAATGGTGAATGATCCAGATGGCTTTCTGCACTTTGAATACTTGAAGCCACTTCCAAAGAATGAGATGTTTTGGTACACCGATCCAGCGGAGTCGATAGAAGAAAAAGTATTGAAAGCAATTGTGACAGATGGTCATAATTTTAATATGAATGCATTTGCTTCTGCGCTGGAAGCGGTGGCTGGATTGAAGAGTAATAATGCAATTTATAATTGGCTAGATCGAATGGAAAATCAAGGTTTAATTATGAAAGTTTCGCATGGAAACTATAGAAAACTTGAGAGTGAATTGGATGGATTCCAGGAATAGTCGTGGTGTGGAGAAGGAGAATATGGAGAATATGGAGAATTTGAAATTCTCATTGGCACTTTGGGATGAGAAAAAAAAACGTGCTTGTATATATATAAGAGAGAGATATTCTCTATATTCTCTATATTCTCATTCCTAGGTACGCTAGTGATTTACGCTGAAAAATGTCCATTATCAAAGAAAAAGGATAAATCCTGCGAATGGGCATTTATGGCTAGTGATGGACTGCGCTGTGGCATGGTGATTGAGTGGTATGAAGACACGCGAGTTTGCAATTTAGATCGGTGCTGGATTGGAATGTTGAGTCGTGACAAATTGGCGTGGCGGAACAGAATGCTGAAGAAAAAAAATAACCACGCCAGTATAATATAATAACCATGGGCATATAATATAATAAGCACCAAATAGTGCCAAAAAGCGCGTAAAAATCCGCAAAAAATCATGAAAAAATAAAAATTTCACATAATTTTTATTATGTATAATAGGATTAAAAATACAAGTTATGAGATCTAAAAAAGTGTATAAATATTGAGTCAATGTTTTAAAATATGATAGTATTTAAACGGCGTTTAATGTGTGAAGTTATATATTATTTTTTAGGCTTTAATTTATGCTTTAAAGCTCGTAAAATTGTTTTGCTTGGTTCATGTTAGGCCAAAAAAAAAGCCGTATTTCTACGGCTCTTTTTATGTTGTTTTATAGTACTTTAATTATCCATTGAATACACGAATATTAACGCAATTATGAAGTAAATTAAAATTTCATACATAAACGCGCCAAAATTAAAAAGATCCATAAAATAAAAAATAGGTCCATTAATTCAAATACTTTATTCATTTATTTACCTCTCTTTTTTGTTAATGTAATACTAAGCCAACTTTATTAGTTGCTAGCATATTTAAGTCGTTAACGCTGCAGTCAGTGTAACGCGCGTTTTTTAACTCTTCTAAACTGTTAAAAATTAC